ATCCTGGCCGAGAAGGGGTTGGACAAGCGTCCGGAAGGGAAATGACGCCCGAGCAGAATATCGAGTTCGCCAAGAAGTTGAAAAAGGCTTCAATGGACCTGAACAACGTGGCGATCAGTCTTTCCAAGGTAGCGCAGGACATGTTGAAAACGGCATCCGCCGACCTTGAAGCAGAGCAGGCAATCAAGAAAGCCCAAAACAGCACAAAGAATTAACCGGCCTCTGCAGGCCGTTACTGTTTAACCCAGAAGCGGGGGAGAACAATGGCACGGCCGTCGAAGTACAAGAAAGAATTTGACAAGGTAGTCCAGAAACTATGTGAGCTCGGGGCTACTGTTCCGGAAATCGCGGAAGCCCTGGGCGTAGTCGAATCAACCGTTCACCTGTGGGCGGTAAAACACAAATCATTTTCGGGGGCTTTAAAGTTGGGGCGGGAGATACCCGACGACCGAGTCGAACGGGCGCTGTATCATCGCGCAATCGGTTACTCGCACCCGGACACGGATATTCGCGTTGTCAGGAAACGACGCAAGCAGGGCAAGGGCTATATTTACGTCAGTGAGATCGTCAAAACCGAGATAACCAAACACCACCCGCCGGACACGCGCGCGGCCTTGGCCTGGTTGTATAACCGTCGACCGGGGAACTGGCATCCGTTACCACAGGGCGAGGGAAACAACGCTGACATCGCTGACCTGTTGCGAAAAGTGATTCTCGGTCAGCCAGATTGAAAACTGGAAATCTCGCCATCGATCGTCAGCTAGAGCGATGGTATCCACTGAAAGAGCACCCGGTTCAACGTGCCCTGGTGAACGCGGTTGCAAACGGAACACGGTTTCCGCTTGCGCCGGCTGGTCGACGATCCGGCAAAACGGAGCGATTCAAGCGGTTCATTGTAAAGCAGGCGCTTCGGGAGCAGGGGCAGTATTTTGCCGGCGCCCCGACGCATTTACAGGCGAAGCGGATTTTCTGGAAGGACTTGAAAGACTTCGCGCTTTCAGCAACCCATGCACGACCGCCATCCGAGTCCGAGCTGATCATCTTCCTTCCGAACGGGTCGGAAATCCACGTGATCGGCCTGGATAAGCCGGCACGATTCGAGGGTGTTCCATGGACCGGGGGCGGGATTGACGAATTCGGTGATGTGAAGCCGGATGCGTGGCAATCCAACATTTACCCGGCATTGAATACGGTCGACCCGCGGAACCCGGACTATCGCGCCTGGTGCTGGTTGTTCGGTGTGCCGGAAGGCCTGAATCACTATTACGACGTTTGCCAGTTGGCCGAGACCGGCAAAGACCCACAATTTGAGGTCTTTCACTGGAAGTCTGCGGAGATATTGCCGCCGGATGTCATCGAGTCCGCCAAACGGGCCATGTCGGCGAAACAGTTCCGGCAGGAATTCGAGGCCAGCTTTGAAACGGCGACGGGCCGAATCTATGAAGACTACAGCCCGGACAACTACACCGACCGCACCATCAAGCCGCATGAACAACTCATGTGGATGCACGATCAGAACTTCACGCCACTGTCATCGGCCATCGGCGTTCGTGAGAAAAACAATCTGTATTTGATGGACGAGATTGTCCTTGAGTCGGCCACGTCCAGGCAATCAGCGATCGAATTCGTCGAACGCTACAAGAACCACCAGAACAAGCATGTATTGCTCTACGGTGACCCGTCCGGGCGCAACGGTGAGAAGCACGGTCATTCGTCCGACTACACCGATATCGAGAGCGTGTTGCGTGATCACAGTTGGCGCGTCGAGCGACGCATCAAGAAAAGTCACCCGGCGATCAAGGATCGTCAGAACGCGGTCCGGGCCAAGGTCAAAAACGCGAAAGGCAAAGTATCGCTATTCGTCAACCCGGACACCGCGCCCTGGTGTCACAAGGGTCTGGCCACGGTGCAACTGCAGAAAGGGTCATCCTTCCAGGAAGACCAAAAAAACCAATATCAACACATTACGACCGCGATCGGGTACTGCATACATTTCGAGTGGCCGATCAATGACACGGTGATATTCACAGGAATTCCGTCGGCTCACTGAGGAAAACAATGGCGATCGATTTTCAGCATAAAGACTACAAAGCGAACATTGACCGCTGGGAACTCGCCGAGAATATCTGCGAGGCCAAAGATACCGAACAGTATCTGATCGAGCTGAACCCGACGGACAAGACGATCGAAAACGTGGCACGGAACAAGGCCTATCGCGAGCGGGCCGTGTTGTACCCTGTGGCCGGCCACACGATGCAAGGCCTGGTCGGGTTACTGTTCAGCAAAGACCCGAAACTCACCGTTCCGCCGGCGCTGGAATATGTAGCCGACAACATTGACGGCACCGGGGTCTCAATCGATCAACAGGCGCAGGACTTGGCCGAGGACTTGCTGACGAAGGCCCGGGGCGGACTCTATGTGACCTACCCGAAAACGGAAGGCCCGGTTTCGGTGGCGGACATGAACAGCGGCAACATTCGCGCCACGATTCACGAAATTGAGGCCGATCAAATTACCAACTGGCGGACGCAGATGGTCGGCTCGAATATCGTGCTGACCCTGCTGGTGATCAAGGAGTGTGTCGAGGAAGTCCAGTCGGACGGCTACGAGGTCAAGGAAATTGACCAATATCGCGAGCTCGCGCTTGAGAATGGATATTTCATCGTTCGCACCTGGCGCAAGCCGGAAGATTCAGACGAGTGGGTAGAATACGAAACATTCGTTCCACTTGATTCTCAGGGCAACCCCTGGAACGAGATTCCGTTTGTCCCGGTGGGCGCGATCTCGAACACGATGGAAGTTGATGAGGCGCCGATGTACACGATGGCGAAAATCAACGTCGCTCATTACCGCAACTCGGCCGACTATGAAGACTCGGTGTGGTATGCCGGTCAGGCACAGCCATGGATGTCCGGCATTGATCAGACCCACATCAACTTGATGAAGGACAACGATATGTATGTCGGCAGCCGCAACCTGCTCGGCGTACCGTCCGGCGAACAGTTCGGTTTTGCATCAGCACAGCCGAACTCCATGGTCCGTGAGGCCATGATGGACAAACTACACATGATGATCGGGCTCGGTGCGCGATTCATCCAGGGATCGGGACCGGCCAAGACTGCCACCGAATCCGAGAACGATGCCCGGGCGGAATACTCCAGCCTGGCGCTGATCAGCAAGAACATCGCCGAGGCCTACGGCAAGGCGCTTGCATTTGCGGCCCGATTCATGGGAACCGATGGCGAGATCAGCTACGAGCTGACCGATGACTTTGTCAATCCGTCGGCTACCGCGCAGGAGATTCAGGCTATGGTGGCCGGCTTTATCCAGGGCGCGGTTCCGCTAGATGAATATTTCCGCTGGCTCAAGAAAGTTGACATCGTCGATTCGGAGACCACGCTGGAAGAATTCGGGAACCGGTTGCAAACGCCGCAATCGATGCCTGATCTGAACGTGAATGGCTGATGCCCTGATCACGATCGCCACGCGGCACCAGTCGCACTATGAGCGATTGAAGACCCACGAAGCCAACAAGTTCGACAAATTCCTAATTGAGATCGACGCCGATATTCGCCGCATCCTGTCCGGTGATGTGACCGAGTACACACGCCGCCGGCTGGAGCAGGTGTTGAAACAGGTCAATGTCGCTATGACCAGGCGATACAAGGAATATCGCAAGGTTTGGGAAGAAAGCGTCACCAATGCCGCCGCGTATGAAGCCGAATTCGAGCTCAAGACGCTGCAGAAAATAATCAAGGATATTGAGTTCGCCATGCCGAGCGCGACGCAGATCGCGGCCGCGGTATTCAACACGCCCCTGGGTGATATTGGCGGACCTTCTGGCGGCTCCCTGCTCGAATCCTTTTTCGAGGAAATGACAAAGGCACAGGTCAGGAAGATCGAGGGCGCGATCCGGCTGGGTTACGCCGAGGGACAGACCACGCCGCAAATCGTGCGCCGCATTCGTGGCACCAAGGCCGGGAATTACATGGATGGTCTGCTCGCAACGTCAAAGCGTGACGCGGAAGCCATCACCCGGACGGCATTGCAACACGCGGCCAGTCAGGCCAGAGAGGCCACCTGGGCGAACAATCAGTCGGTGATT